GTGCTCTTGGTATAGGTGTTGGTGGCACTGCTATTAATCTTGCCTTCCACGCAGATAAGCAGCTCATTGACGTCGGCTGCGCTCTTGCTTACACCGCTGATTATGAGCGTGCGTACGCCATCCACGAGGGGTATGTCGTAATAGGAGTAGCTGCTTTCGGTGACGAGCTTCACATTGGTGGTAATGCCGTCGGGCAGCTTCTCCACGTATGCCCTTGTAATCACCATGGGGTCATTGCCATACCATAGGCGGGGCACCACCTTGACGGGAGAGAAGGCGAAAACGTTACCCTTGTCATCGGACGGAAGTGACGTCATCTCATTGTCGAGGTCGGCGGTCACTCCGTTTTCGGGCTCAACGATTACGGATATGTCTATGCGCTTGGTGAGGTGTACGTTGCCCTCGCAGTTAATCCTAACGTCCACGTATATGGATTCGGCAGAGGTGTCGATGTCGGTAATTGTCACGATGCCGTTGTCGGCTACCGCCTTGCAGCCATGGGCGTCAAGTTCCGCAACGAACATGCCATCCTCGATGTGGTCGGAATAGAGCAGCTGCGTGTCGCCGTTATATGCCTGTATGGTAGAGCGCATAAGATACACGTTGCCCACGGTCACATTGTCGAAATCATCGCCACCAACGGTGTTGGCGGTCACATTGGCTGCCTCACCGTCATCATTGGCGGTCACATTGTCCGTCTCCTTAAGTCCGTCGATGATATTCCCTTCCAAGTCAGTGATGACGATGAAGTTGCTCCTGGTGAGGTGCATTGCATATACGTCAGGAGTTATCGACTCGAGGAAGTCACGGTCGAAATCTATATGCACTCCGCTGAGATACACGTTGTGCATAAGTGCGCCGTAGTCCTTGAGCTGATAGCCGCTTATGGTAAGTCCGTCGAGCAGGCCGAGCTGCATGTATATGTTCTTGCCCGGGTCAATAACCCAAGTGTCAACCTTATTGAGGTAGCGTTGGTATGTGCGTGTCTGATATGCACTCGCCTGACGTGACTTGTCGGTAAAGTTTCCATAGACTGCGAATTTCATTCCCACTTGCGGATGTACGGTAGTCCCCGGCTTGAGAGAGTATTTGAAGGACGCTCCGTTGTCGTAAACAACGGTAGGCGTAAAATATGACGTGGCGAAACCCGCAAGCTCGATGAAGTTACATTCGTCGAGGCGTTCCTTGATAGGATTACCGCCGTTTATGCTATGGAATATACCTCGGCAGATGTCGTTGACGTGTATTCCCGATAGCTCGCCATCCTCCAGCTTGAGCCACACGAGCCTGCGGTCGGTGTCAACCCTCTCGATAGTGCCGAAGCATACAGAGTTCCACAGCTCGCCCGATACCACATCGATGCGATTGAACCGAAGCTCAGGTGTTTCAATGAAGCCTCGTGCCTTGATGCTTTCAAACTCGGCGTTTCCGTCCTTGTCGATTGCAGCTCCACTGCCTCCGAGCCATCCAGTCACATAATTACCTATCTCGATGCCTTCTTTGAATATAGACTTTGCCTTGGCAATGAGCCCCTTCAGGAACGTGATAACTCCAGCGGCGGTGTCGTCTTGATCCTTTCGAAGAAATTTCTTGGCGACAGCACTGTCGTCGGCGAGATCGCCGGCTTTGTCAGCATAGCCAGCACTGATTTTCTCACCATTGGCAGTCAGATAGCCGTTGTCAAGCTGAAGGACATTGAGCACTGAGAGATTGGGATGAGCGTGGCCTATGCCTCCATCTCCATCATAACCGCTCTGTATGCCATTCAAGACAAAATCCTTGAGGGCAGCCAATGAGGTGGCAGCCCAACTCTCGCTATTTGGGTCTTGTATAGGAAGGAGCGCCCCGTCGCTTAGCGTTAAGCGAGGGAATTCAACCAAGCGAGGGGCGACCGTAAAAGACCCGAGATCGGGTACAGTTATGTTAAGAACATCCTGAGGGGTGTCCGTTCTTGGGATATTGAGGTATGGCCGTGCATCGGCATATTTGTATGTAAAAGTATAGGAACTGGGAAGATCCTTGGCAGTGTAGTTCACGTCTGACTCGGTTACGACTATGCGACGGAGGTGATTGCCGAGGTAGATATACTTGCCGAGCGATGGGAAAAAGTCAAGCAGCCACAGGCGTTCTTTCTTGTCGAGATGTCCCGTGTTTTTGCTGTAGCTACGCTCAGTATCTACACGATATTCCTGCGAATCCTCTTCTATCTCAGCAATGTTATGAGTATGCTCGGCCGTGTTGTTGCTATTTCCGTACGCGCGGAAGGTATCTATACCGCCGAGTGAATTTTCAAACAACACCCATTGTTCGTCCGGTGATTTCATATCATCGGCGTAGTAGCGTTGTATGTATGTGAGACGATTGCCAGTGGATGCTTCTATCCAGATATCGTAGTAAGATGGGAATTGTCCATCAAACTTAGATGCTATGACTGAGTATGAAACCGGTATAGTCCATACGGTGTTGGCAGATAGAGATGCCAAGTCAGAGGTAGCTGACGAGGCAGACGGGAAGTAGGCAGTGCATTTCACTGTGACTGCTTCGGAGGCGTAGTAGGTGAGGAACTCGGGAGAGTAATAGGTTACGCCCTTAACGTTGGGCTGCCAGGTGAGGAAATTCGACTTGAGGAAATTTAAGGGAGCATCGGCGAGCTCGTCAACGCCGGTGCGGATCACCTTGAAGGAGCGTGAGACCGCATCCTGCTTAACTCCATATACCACTTCAGCTACTTCGACAGTGAAGGAGTGCATGATATCCGGCTGCTTATAGACAGTGGTCACGTTCTGAAGATGGAAAGCGAGCAGCGGTTGGATGATAGGCTTGAGGTCAACTTCTATGAGGTGATCTGCTGATGGTGAATACGAGTGCTCAATTACGACTTCATCCGTGGTGTCGTCTTTCAACACAAAAGAGATGTCGTAAGGAGTGGAGATTATGCATTTCTGCATATTGCCTGAGAGGCTGATGTCCGAGGGGAATTTCAGTATATCCATGTAGCTAAATTATTTTTTTTGATGCAAATATATACATTATTATATATATAGCAAAGGACAGGAGGGCGCAGCGAAACTGCGGGGAACGGTGGCTAATATTTGATACATTCGAGCCAGAAGGTGATGCGCATGTAAGAATAACGGGGGATATTCCATATTATTATGGTGTCGATCATTTTGCGCGCCGATGTCTGGACGTATTGCCGTTTGCCAGTGTATGATACCGATGGAATAGGTGGATATACGACCGTAAATTCCGCATCCTTGTCATCTGCATTGTCATATTGTTCCTTGGTTAATTCCTGGTATTCTGCATTGGCTCTCCAGTAGTAACTGAATCCCGAAGGAAACATTTCCTCGGGAGTAATAGCATAGCTGGCAGGCTCCTCGACGTTGATGGTGAGGAGTTCGCTTTCTTGCGGTTCTGTATCGCCACCGAGGGCGAATTTCAGTTTGTCGATGAATAGTGGTACACCGTTGACAACAACCTTTCCGTGAGCTGGCAGGTTTTGTTTCTGCGACTGCGAAAGCAGGAATTTCGCCTTGACGGGCTGTAGGGCATTACGCAGGAGATTATCGTAGTCTCGCCAGAACTTCTCGTAAATGCCACGTTTGCCATAGAACTGCAGACCGTAGTCCCAAAGGGGATTCACGTTGATATTAGACCAAATAAAATCTGAGACTGGAAGGTATTCGCTAATAGTGCCACATGCTCTCCCATCAGTGTCAACTGTCGGAAATGCGAGCATGAGGAATTGCTTGTCGCCATCCTCGCTATTGTCGGAGTTCGATGCAGCCGCGTCCATGACTATTTTTGAGTGCAACGTTCTATAGTCGCCCACATATAGCCACGAACTATTCTCAAATGTTTGCTGTACATTTCCTGAGGTATAAGTTATGACGAGCTTGCGCAACTCTGGCAGCATGTCTGGTATGGATATTTCCTCTTCCTCCATTTCGTCTTCTCCTGTATTGTAGTCCATTGATGCCTCTGCTACTTTGGTGTAAACATCATACATACCTCCTAATCGATATGTATATCCATGTTTGCGTATAGATCCATCTTCGGCAACGAAGAACATGAGATTAGACTTCTGCAGATCCTTGATATTGTCATATCCATCCTCTACCTCACTGCTCACCTTTTCGTCGGTTTTTAAAACAATTCGTTTAAAATCGCCGTCTTGGTTGAACGAAAATTCGGGGTGGCCAACAAGCGTATTGCTAAGATCGGCAGCGGGTGCAGCGGTCAGTATGTCGCGGAACATCTTGACACTGACCATGCGTTTGCCTTCGTCGGCCACGAATTCGCAGCAAAAGCGTTTGCGGTACATGTTAATAAAGTCGCCGACAGATACGTCGGGGACGAGGTCAGAAAGTTTTATATAACCATTAACAATGGTATCGATAACGTTGTTGGCCAATACCATCTTCTGGAAGGGCATAGTCTGCGAGAAGAAGTTGTCCTCTAAGGTGTAGCCGAAGAACTGGAACACGCGCTGCAGAACGTAGTTGGCCCTTATGAACGGCGAAATGTAGTAGCCCTTGGCCAACCTTATAAGATTGCCACCTACATACTCCGACCTTTCCTTGGCACCGAAGAAATCGCACGATGATCCTTCGCTAATCACGAATCCGTATGAAGAATCATCATATCCATATCCATTGATACATTTATAATTTCCGCCTGTGGCGGTATCAGAATCGTCGGTGACGAGTACCGGAAAACATGCAAACCTATCATTGGTGTTCTTACGCAGTTTGCGACAGAACTCAATGGCTTGGTCAACCGTATATACTCCTTCCACTTGCTCATCTCCGAAGATATCCTTCAGGCGTTTGTCTTGTATGCGTGAATAGAAGCTGCCGTCGTTCATGTAGAACGAGACGGATAGTGAGGCGTTGCGCTGGGCTGAGAGGAGAGCCATGCGGCATGCCGACGAATATTCGCCGTCCTGGATATGGACATCGATGGGTTGGGATTTGCCACGATGGCCGAACTGTTCGGGATATCCGAGCAGTTGGCAGTTGTAGGGAGATGCAGGCAGATCCATGGGGATTGACTGCTCTCCGTAGTCGTTGAAGAAGGGGTTGGTGCGCTCTATTTCGAGTTGTGCACCCTTCTCCAGCTGGAAATTCTTGCCTTTTTCGATATTGGTGATTTTCATAACTTACTGCCTATTTTACGTGATTTTTGTCGGAGTTTCTGTTGGGCATCGAAGTCGTCGAGGGCGACGTAGGACTTTATGCCTTTTTCCTTTAGGGAGGAGAGGACGGTGGTGAGGTCCTGGATTAGGGAGGGGGAGAAGACTGATGGATGCCCGGCAGCGGAACTGCCGGGAACGGTGGCTGCTGCGCCGGAGGCAGGGGTGGGAGAGGCGGTGATGGTGCCGCCTGACTGGCGTCCGGATATTTGGGATATCATGAACTTGCGGAGGTCGAGGGTGCGGACGGTACCGGCACGCTGCGCCTTGTCGATGATGTCGATGATGGGGGCGACGGTGGGGTTGGAGATGGCGGCATTGCTTGCCACCCATTCCTTGCTCTGGCCTGTGGGGCCTTCGCCCACTATCACCGTGGGTCGGTCGATGTAGCCGCGGCGGTTGGGGTCGTATTCGGCGTTGAAATGCTTGCCGTCCTGCTCACGCTCCACGTCGATGCGTCCACCGCTTTCAAGACCGGTTGCCACACGTGCGCCAGAGGCTGAGGATGATGATGAGCCACTGAGTGTCATTTTCTTCACTCGTTCACGCTCGGCATTGGCTGCAGCAAGTTGCGCCGCTCCGGTTATACCCATGAGTGCTGCGGCAACAGAGCCTGCTATCGGTCCGAGCTGCGAGTAGGCCATCATGATAGACACGGCAGTGTCGGCGATGATCTGCGATGCCTTGATGGCAAAGTTGACATCGGCGTATTTCTTCTCGATGGCAAGTTTTTCGGCAGCCTTTTTGTTTTCGAGTTCGGTTGTGTCCTGTCCTGCTTGTCGTGCAGCCTCGATTTGGGCGTCATATTTGGCTTCTACGTTGGCCAGTTCAGCATCCTGAAGAGCATAGATGGCATCCGCGAAGAGATTTTTGTATGCCTGTGCAGCCTTTTTCCAATCCTTGCTCTTTATGGCGAGAATCTCGTCTGCATACTTAGTCTCTCGTCGTAGTTCATTCTCCTTGTTTTGTTCCTGTTGCTTCTGGTCTTGCTCATCTTGTTCCTGTTTTTTCTCCCGATATTTGTCACGAATGGAAGCCTTCGCCTTTTCTACAGCTTCGGTGATAGCGATTTCACTCTGTCCAAACTGCCGAGCATAAGCAATGCCAGCCTCGCCGTATGTCTCGACAGCCTTCAGTTCTGCTTCCAACTGCTGCTCAAGGGTCATCTCTTGCTCATCTGCAGATGCTTGGTTTATCTTGCCGAGATTATCGTAGTAGGCTTTCATGGCATTAAGCCTTGCTTGGTTAGAGTTTGCCTCGGCGTTCTTGACATATTGGGCATAACTCTCCACGAGTTCCTTCTTTTTTTCATCTTCAGTCAGCTGGAGAGATTGCGACTCGTTATAATACGACCTCTCGATATTGATGATTGCAGCTGTGTTGAGCTGGTCGAGACCAATCATTAACTCGTCATATTTCTCCTTGGTGATTTTTTCGGAGATACAATCTTCTTCAAGCATTGCTTTCTTTTTGTCGTAGTAGTCTTTCCATGCTTGCAGTGATTGCTGGTGACGTGAGTTGAGATCGTTGATTGTGGCAGTGTCGAGGTCTTGCGAATCGCGGTTGGAACTACCGTTGTTGCGATTGCCCGACGAGGATTGCCCGGCAGCAGAACTGACGGGAACGGTGGCTGACTCGGTGGTCTTCAGGGATATGTTACCGAGATCCTTGATTTTATTTTCAAGCATTGTTATCTTTTCATCTGTGGCAGTGATAGACGTATTGATGCTTGAAAGGGATTTTTCGAGCTTCGATTCACTGTCAAGACCGAGGAACTTGAGAATCTTTCCTCCGAGTGATCTGTTGGAGCCTTGGAGGGTGTTGGTTTGACGGGTGTCCCAATATTGCTTGCTCGTTTCGTCACGTTTGTCTTCGAGGTCAGACTTCTGTTTATATAGGGCAGTAAGTTTCTCCTCGTATGCCTTCAGCTTTATCTGTTTGCTGAGCGACTCTATGTATGCGTCGATGGCTTCCTTGTTGTCACGTGTGAGTTGGCCTTCTTTTGAAAGAAGACCGTTGTATTCGGGGATGATGCGCTTAAGTTCTTCGAGGGCAGCTCGGCGACGATCGAGAGATAATTTCTCGTTTCTCATCTCGTCGTTGAGTTTTCTCACCTTTGCCGTCTGGTCGTTGATGGATGATGACACCTCCTTCTCTGTCTCGGCAATTTCCTCCATGGCTTTTTTTGCCTCGTCGGTTTTCTTCCTGAATATGGCGAGATAGCTTACCACTCCTATGATTGCCGATGCAAGCGCAACCCATATATTTGTCTTTAGCACGAGGTTGAGAGCTGCCATCGCTTTGGTGGCAGCCTTTGTACTTGCGATGGTAGTCCACAGGGCCTTATTACATGCTATACTTGCAACAGTAAAGATACCTATGGCCACAGTGAGTGACTTGATAACGCCTTCATATTTGAGTACTGCGGCGAGCAGTTTGATTATTTGTAATTCTGCGCCTCCGAAAATCTTGTTATAAGTTTCCTTGTACGGTATCAGGGATTGTCCGAGTTTTAATTGGGCATTTTGGAGTTCAGCGTTTTTCTGAGCAATTTTATCGGCCATTGAAACATATCCGTCTCCGGCTGCTTCGAGTTGGTTTTCCACTATTACTCCTACGGCCTTCATAAAGTCGCCTGTTTGTGCGATTTTCTCGTTTATTTCCGCTGCCGATATGCCGAGGTTGTCAAGAATCATAGCAGACTTACGCCCAAGACCGGTGATAATGGAATTAGTCATATAGTCAACCGATTGGCCAGTTTGCTGAGCCTTAAGTTGGGCGAACTGGAGATATTTGCCGAGGTCTTCGAGGGGAATACGGAAGTCCTTGGCTTGCACTGTGGCCTTCATAAGCTCGAAATCGTTGACGGTGCCTTTGGTTGCAGCGCGAAGTTCATCGAGGATGCCAGGATTGTTTAGGTCGTTAAATGCCTTGGTGACACCGTCAGCAGATTCTGCCATAGATATTGATTCAGCGATAAGTTCGCGCATCTTACCTACAGCTTCAGATAGTTTATTACCAAATAACTCGAGTGACTTGATGGCAACATTTGAGAAGAAAAAACTATTGGTTTGGTCGCTGGCAGCAATTTCCTTCCAACTCTTTGCGTTCTGTCTTAACTCTGCCATCCTGCCATTCACTTGGCTCAATCGCTTTTCTATTTCTTCGTATTCCTCAGGATTCAACGATTGTACCACATTATCAAGAGCTCTTTGAAGCTCCCTTGACTGCTTTTTCAATTGAGCCATACTCATAGCCGACACGTCAAGGGCTGATGTTTGCTCTTTTATCTGCTCCTTCAGTTGTCTAACTTGAGGGTTGAGTTCTTTTAACCTCTTGCTATATCCAATATACATGTCGGAGTTCTTCTGTCCAGATGCTTCTAATCTGGTCATTTGTCTTCGACATTCATTTTGCGAGGCAGTTAATTCCTTAAGCCTCTGATCCATCTTATGCAACTCCTGTTGCGCCTTTGACGAGGACAGTTCGATGGTGTACTTGATTCGATCTTCTGTTATGCCTTTTGCCATACAAAAAAAATAAATGATTATCTTATGTGCAAAGATAACCATTTATTTAATATGTGCAAAGGACTACTTGCCGAATATCTTAATATATAGTGGAATGCCAAATAATGGCGTCAGAAATGTACAAAACACAATGTAGAACACTTTCATCGTGACAGGATGTCGAGGAGCGAATACCGGCATTAATATCAATGCAAGTATGAACGACAAGAGTTGAATTAAACTAATTAGTAACATATTACTTTTTATTAAACGTTTGTTCGAGATTCTTTTTTATTCCCTCCCTTACCTCGTCGGTGAAGCCGAAGCGGATGGCGGGGAAGGTGCGGCGATAGAGGATGCCCCAGATGATGCGGTTATACACTGCAATCTTGGAGCGCTTGTACTTGGAGACGCGGTCCTTGCGGCCACGATACATCATGTCGATAAATCGGAGGTAAGGGTAGAACCGGACGTTGATGGTGTAGTCGCCCGACGAGGATATGCGCATGTCGTATTGGCGGCGCGAAGCCCACTGGCGCAGTTGGCCAGTGCGGGTGTCAAGCTCGCCGGTTATCACCTTCTCCTGTGCGGCGTAGATTTGCTCCATGCCACGCTGAAGCGACTGGTGGATGAACTTCTTTTTTATGAGACTGTCTGTAATCATGGGGCAAAGATACGGATTTTTTTTGAAATGACAATGAAGTGGAGGGGATTTTTTGATGCCAGGCAGCAAAACAGCCTGGAACGGTGGCTAATTCGCTGGAACGGGGCGGGAGCCTCGCGGCGGCCGCCCCGGCAGTCGAAATGGTAAATGTATTTAAAAATTAGACCTTTTCTAACATTCCTCGTAGATGCGCCAATAGTCGGTGCACTCGGTGGTTGCCATGCTTAGATACTGCATCACTCGCCATGCCGATTGCAAATCAAGCTGCTTGATGTTGACGGCTGCATATTCTTTCTTCTCTCCCTTACGATTGGGGATAGACAGCGTGATGGCTGTAGCCGTGCCGATTCTGTCGGAACTGAAGAGGATATATGTGTCATCATCGAATACGAGCAACTTGTCCCAGTCGCAGTAGGCACCGTTGATGTTGACATAGTCGATATGACTTTTGAAGTCTTCGCCATATCCCGCATGGATTTCGGCTAAGTCTATGAGGTAGCCATTAGAGGTGAACGCTGCTTCCCAGTCGCGCACATCCGACATGTAAACGGTTTGTTCTTCGTCATTTTTCAGCTGCCATTGCAGCATGATTTTTGCGGCTGTCTGAATTTGGGCTACTGCCGACTCTGTGGCTTTAGCCAACTCTTGTGAACTCATGTCAAGGAGCGTCATGACGTCCTTGGTGATGTGGGGATTTACTACTGATCTCATAATATTTATTGTTTTTTGTTTGTTATTTATTATTAATCTTCTTCTCCTATATATGACAGATAAGATTGGTTTATATAGCCACATACGATATTCATGACATCAATCTTGTTTATATCCGCAAGTTTGTCAATGTCGATGGTGTATATGTTTTTAACAGAGGTCTTGACGGCTGATCCTTTATCCGGCATAAGGGAATAACTATTGAAAACCAATTTCGCAGGGTTCCCCGTGACAAAGCCTTTGACTTTTGCAAACGGATAGTATGGGGCGCCATCATCTCCTGCAAACAGCACCAAAGACATGTCCCTTAGTGTCAATGAAGGCATATAAAGTTCAATGTCATACTCACTTGGCTCTGGATTAAGGAAATCATATAAATTCTCAAGGCTTATCACATTGTAGAGATCTACGCCCTCAACGCCCTCAAATGCGCGAGCCAGCTCTTCAGTGGGGTACACGTGTATTGCGTGCGACATTTTGCCGAGTATGGCGATAGCATCGTTCAGTCCGGCAGTGGCGCTGTCCACCATGAGCTTGGCTTCTTCAAACCAGGCGCAGTCGTGGGCTATCACGTCCACCAGGGTTTCTTCATTATAATGTTTCATATTCTTGTTGTTATTCTTCGTCTGGTTTATACTCGTTGTCCTTAAACATTTTGAGCTTCAGGATGCTTATCTCGGTCTTAGCCTTTGAGATTCGCTCGTTGTACTCCATGCGGTGCACCTTATACTTGGTGGAGATGTCGCTGTTGGTGCGGTTGTAGGCATAGGCGGCATCGCTGATCTTCTTTTCCATCATGGTAATGAGGTCGCGGCGCTCGTTCCTGAGTTTGCTCATTTGCTCGTAGTATTTCAGACGGGCTGCATTCTGCTCGGCGTTGCAGTCGTCGTAGGTGGCTGCCATCGCGCGGTTGCACTCCTGGATTTCCTCCTGCAGTGCGTGTATCTTGTCTATTGTCTCCATGATGTTATTTCCTTTCTGCCTTAGGCGTTTGGTTAATGCGCCATGTGAGCCATGAGGCTGTAATGGCTGATGCGATGGAGTGCCATGGTGCATCGTTGAGACAGAGCACGGTGACGGCGATTGAGAACATGAGCGCATGGATGCGTATCACGGTGCGGCGGGTTACTGTCTCGCCCGCGATGCGGGTAAATGTGAATGACTTCTGGTCGAGCCATCGGTCGATGGAGGCCTTGTGGCTCCGGAGTGTGGCAACGACATCGGCGAGGGTGGGCTCCTGCCCGGCAGCAAAACTGCCGGGAACGGTGGCCGCTGCGCCACGGTTGTTGATTTCCTGTGATTTCATAATCGTTGTTTTTTAATTTCATTTTGCCGGGATGCGCCCGGTGCGCTGCACGGATAAAAGGCGGCCGCCATTCCGTTTTTGGGGTGCAAAATACGAGAACAGCTTTCCGCTCCGTGGAGCAACAGTTCAAGAAATTCGGAAGGCGGCCGCCGGTGAGAGGTTATGTTCTTTTATAGGCGTGGGGTCCGCTCACCAATGGCGGATGTGCCGCAAAATGAAATTACGTAGAGCACTCAAGCCCTGCTTGTTTTCCCAGGAGTGTCGGGATATGCTTGCCTTTTAGCGGAGGCCTCGCAGCGAAACTGCGATAAGCGGTGGCTCACTCGACACCTTGGCATGGCCGCCAAACAAGCTGGCTTGCTTTTACCGTTAGCCGGACGGAGCAGAAGAAACTGCCATCTCGTATTTTGCGATGGCAAAGGTAGGGAGAAAAATGTTACCAACAAAAAAAAAAACGCTAAACAATGTTAATCGGATGTTCAAAAATAAAGATTTAACTATTGGGGATTTTCAAGAGAGGGGATAGTTGATAATATGGAAGTATTTTATGGGTGGGATTTAACATATTGCTAAAAAAAGAGGAGAGTGCATCACTGCAGTCTCCCCTTTGAAGTTTTTAACTTATGTATTCCAAATTAATCAATCAAGCATGTAGCACAAATAAATGTAGTGAATCTAACTAAAACAATTAAACCTAAACAACCATTTTAACTAAAAACATGTGTTCCATATAATTCATCTATAAAACATAAAGATGTAGAAATCTTACTTTTCGGGTGCAAAGATAAACAAATGTTTTGAATTTGCCAAATATTTGGGGAGGTTTTTTGGGGCCAGGCAGCGAAACTGCCTGGAACGGTGGCAACAGAGGGGGAGGCGGCGGCTATTCGCGGGGACGGATGTTGAGGGGGTCGGGCGAGGTGCAGTCGATGAGGAGAGTCCAGCCGTAGGCGTTGAGCTCGGAGGCTACGAACGGGACTATCTCGGCCGAGAGGATGCCCTGGCGGTCGGCGTAGGGGAAGCGGTCGGAGGTATCTACGTCTGTGGCCAGTTGTGAGTAGATGGCTGCAATGCGGTCGAGGGTGTTCTGGGCAGAGTCGATGCGCGCATCGTCGAGGGTGGAGGGCGAGAGTTTCTCGGCATAGGTGACGGCAAGGCGCATGGTGCCCTGCAGGGAGCGGATGTTGTTGCCTTGGAATGTGATTTCGCCATAATCGACGAAGAGGAAACTGCCGGCTATGCGGTTGAGACGGTCGCGGAGTTCCTCGAATGACTGGGCGAAGAGATAGTTTTTCTTCTTCTGCTCAAACTGCTTGAAATAGTCGTGTATTTGCTTAATCATGGGGCTTGTTTTTATAATATATCTTAATCTATTATCTGTTGGATCACGGAGACGGGGAGGGTTGTTTCTTGTGAGATGCGGATGACATCCCATTCCATTGAGCGCATCTGACGCACTGCCTCGATGGTCTTCTTGCGGAGGATGCGGAGATAGGTGAGGAGGTTCATCTGCTCCACCTCTTCGTGGGTGCCGAGTCCGTCGGCACATAGGTCGTAGAGGGCGTCTGCCATGTCGGTGGCTATTGGCGACTGCTTCTTGGGTTGGAACTTGGCGAGCAGGGCGAACTCGGTTTGGGAGTAGAGGGCTGTGGTGAACGCGATGAAGTTCATCTGTATTGCCATGAGGGTTACGGGGGAGAGCTGCTGCATCTTGTCGGCAAGTATCTGGGCAGTGGTCGAGTTGTAGGGGGGAGGGCAATAGAGGATGGCAGCAAGGAAGGGGAGAGAGGACTGCCCGGCAGCAAAACTGCCGGGAACGGTGGCTATTTGGGATTGGGGTTGCTGGAGTATTTGCTGTGCCTCGATGAACTGGAGGGCGGTGAGGGAGGTGGTGAGGTTGTTATAGGCGGTGGAGACCGTGTAGGCGTGATACTCAGTAGTGCCTATTTTTATGGTGGGGACGAATTGGGCGAAGAAATTGAGATTTGGGGTGAGGGAGGGCTGCTCTTCCTCGGTGAAGAGGAAGGTGATGCGGTCGGCTATGGAGATGACTGTGGCGAGGGCATCTGCGTCGTGGATGCGGGAGAGTCTCCATCCCATCACGTCGAGCACGTAGCGGCGACGGATGTCGGCTACGGTGATATTTCCGGCGTAATGCTCGGCGAGATTGGACACGAATTTCTGGAAGACGTCGGGGGTGACGCCTTGCCAGGAGTTGGGGATGACGGCTGTTTGCGAGCCTGACATTATGGTGATATCTTCTTTTCTCATGGTGCCATGATGATTAGGTCGGAGGGGTCGTTATATGCCGAGGGTGATACATAGTCGTTGGTGGGAGTGTCGGCGAGAACCACGTCGAGGGAGTCAAGCAGGGTGTTGACGTCGGCTTCGAGCTGGAGTGCGAGGTCGAGTGCAGCCGTGCGCTCGTCCTTGCCTGAGCGGGAGGCAGTGGAGTCGTCGAGGAGATTTCGCATGGTGGATGGCAACTCCATTATGTCGAAACGACGCAGGGCCTTGGCGATGGTCGATTTGGCAAGGGCGAGGTCGAGGGTGGCGAGGTGGGGGGATGAGGTGAGTTTCTCGTAGTAGGGGGCAAGACGCTCGGAGAGCGACTCGCGCTGAAGGGGGAGCGAGCGATAGAAGAATAGATAGGAGAGGTCGATGGGATAGATGGTGTCCATCTGTTCGCAGGTCTTGATCTTACACGACGAGAGGAGCTGGCCGAAGCGGGAGGAAAGGAAATCTTCGTCGTCGGCAAGCAAGGATAGGAGAGTGTCCATGGCTGCAAGATAGGACTCGGTGTAGCTGCGGCGCATGGCTTCGATTTCGTACTTATAGACGTCGGTACCAGACTTGCGACGGTTGACGGAATCGAAGACAAGGTGTTGGGCAAGGGTGGCATTTGCCACGGCTTGCTTGAGGGCAGCGAGCAGGGAGGGGGAGGACTGCCCGGCAGTAGAACTGTCGGGAACGGTGGCTATTTTATCAAGGATGGTGGCGGGGATGATGGATGTGATTTTCTTGATGGCTATTGCGCCCGAGGGGGCATAGTCATCCACTGAGTTGCTTGTCTCTACGCCGGGGGCATACTGCATGAGGTCGGCGATGGTGGGGAATAGGGATTGGAATGTTGTTGTCATGATGATGTGATTTTTGGGGCCAGGCAGCGGAACTGCCTGGAACGGTGGCTATTTTTCAGGACTGCTGGCGATTGAGGCGGTCTTGGGGTGAGACGTCCTCTTGGCGCTGGGGAACTTCGCGATAGAAACCTATGCGGTAGCCTTGTGCGAAGAGGTCGGGGAAATTAAGCTGGAGGGCTTGGTTGAGAGGCTCGGCGCACAATTCGTCCTCGGAGGTGAGCGACATGATGTAGATGAGATAGTTGTAATAGCTGTCGGCACCCGATTTGGAGATTACACCGTCCTTGTCAACTGCTGAGATGGCAGCGTCGAGACCTACAGAGGAGAGCAGCGCAGCCTCGGTGCGCTTGTCGTAGGTGACGAGCGACTCGATGTATTCCTTGTATTTAAGGTCGATGGTCTCTATCTTCCACGACTGCTCATGTCCTGAGGCATCCATGAAGGAGTAGGTGGAGTAGGCTTTGCCTTGGTTTTCGCTGCCGCTGAGATATGTGGCAAACTTGCGCAGTTCGAGTCGGATGTATTCCACGAGTAAGGACTCGGTGAAGTCGGTGCCTATCTCGATGCCGTTGTATTTCACCAGCTCCAGGTTCTTGGCGAGGCGGGTTTTGTTTTCCTCGCAAAGGCGCGTGATCTGCGTGCGCTTTGCTGCCACCCATGCGTTGGGAATGATGATGTGTATCTTGGCTGCAAGCGAGTTGCGCAAGAAGGAGTTGATGTAGTGGGCGGTCTGGTTGCTGCCTTGGATGTATGGACGTGCGCCCTGGTGGGTTTCGTTCTGACCGTAGAACTCAGCCACCGATTTCTCGCGGTGGTGACTGATGGCTGCATATCTGAGATTGTGAGCCTCGCGGATGGAGAACTTGGGATATATCTTGTATTCGCCGCCGCGATATCCGTAGCCGTAGTTCCACTTGCCCACTGCTATGAACGAGAAGTCCTCGTAGGACATGAGCGAATAGGCTGCATCGGTGCGGTTGGTGGCAAGCAGACAGTGGCGGTTCTCCATGGCTTCGAGTCCTGCAACGGGGAGGGCTCCGTATTGGGGTCCTCGTGCAAACCGCCACTTCACGAAGAAATCTCCGAAGTAGTAGTAGTTCTTGATGCAGGCAAGACAGAACTCGCGCACCGACTGCATGCCCTTCGACGGCCATGAGTTGAGCCATTGTTCCACCTCGGGTATTGAGGTGTATTGGCGCTTGAGTTTGTTGTCCTCGATGGTTTGACGGTAGATGACCGGACCGTGCCCGTAAAGCATCTTGATCTGCTTGGAATAGAGACGGGGGAGAAGGCGGTTTTGCTTTATCTCCATTGTCACCTCGTCGCAGAGGGCATTGTTATAGCCGCGTGCGAGCACCTGATAGCCCTGTATGCCGAGGAACTGCGGCTGCATGGGCGAGAAGGCGATGGGGGACTGCCCGGCAGCGGAACTGCCGGGAACGGTGGCTGCTGCGCTGATGTGGGATAGGGGGGAGAGGGGAGAGGCGGCGGGGTTCTCACCGAACTGAAAGGTGAAGGTGTTGCCATCGTTGAGATAGCAGCCTACATTGCCATAGATCTGGATATTGTCTGTTTTCATTTCTGATATATTATTTATTCGAGCCATTTGATGGGGTGGAGCTTATAGCCGTCGTTGGGGAAAGCCATGAAGCGGATGAGATAGCGGTAGCACATCTTTGGATCGCCGCCGCTGTCCTGGAAGAGGAAATAGTTGTCGGAGTCGATGTCGAAAGCCTCGTGGGGGAGTTGCGTGCGCCATCGGCAGTGGTTGATGGTGCGCAGCTTGGCCTTGCAGCGAAACTGCGAGGAACGGTTGCTATTCTCGGCGGCGGGATGCTTGCGGCTGTAGGGGAAGAAGACTATATGGAAGTCTCCTTCGGGCAGCTTGGATATCTCGCGGGCCAATTCGAGGGCATGAGTGCCCTTGATGGCAAACGGGGGGATGGGTAATTCTGTTTTTTCTTCCATGTGGCAAAGATATATATAATGTACGCGAGAGCAAAGGACAGGCGACTGTAGGGTTTTTGTCATATTTCCCGAAAAATCCGGGGGCTGCACCGAAAGGCGAAAACTCAGCGGGGCGGGCTGTCTCGGGCGAGGTGATTGAGGGCGTTTTTTTAGGCCAGGCAGCGAAACTGCCTGGAACAGTGGCTGTTTGGACTGCGAGCGGGGACGGGGCGATGTAAAAAAGGGGAGATATTGGCATTTTAGAGAGAGATATTGTCGGGAAGATCGTCAGGAAGTGAGGTGATTTGCGAGGATATTATGTCACTATACATACCATATAGCAGATATATCATAGCTGAGGGGAGCTGAGTGGTGAGACCCGCCTGACGCTTCAACGGTTGCTTTTTTTCGCTGCTTTTGTCAAGTTCTATGGTGTTGCCCTTGCGTATGATGGGGGATATCATGATGGCAGAGCATAGGTTGGGACACTCGTTCTCGTCGATGCGCACTCGTGGCAGTCCCGGGATGCGCTCGGCAAAGAGAATGTGGCAGAGTTTGTATTGCTGCCAGTGATATATGGTGGCTTGCCCCTCGTTGTGGAGGATGACCGAGAAACCGTAGTTCTCCAATGCCAGTTTCATGGCTCTTGAATCGGTGAGCAGCTGCTGAAGTTCTTCTCTGCGCTTGTTACCGGCACGGTCTGGCCACAGATGCACGGTCTTGTTGACGGCAGCGTCGCCAAAGAAGTCGTGAAACTGGCGTGCGAGGTCGGTTTGCTCCTGAGGGTAGAAGGCAAAGAACTCCTTTATGATGTCGAGCCTCTTGCCATACATCTTTTTCTGCGACACGATGAGCGATGAGAAATGACCAGGGTCGTAACCCACATGTAACTCGTCGGTAACAGAGTAGTGGGTGAGATATGCAGCCGTGAGCCGGAAGTTGTCGCGAAGGTCGAATGAAAGGATAATGTTGTATTTGTAGGAGTCGGAGAATTGGTGGCGGTGGCGGTCGTAGGTATCGAAAAAGCGGTTTGTGACCGCCTTCTGATGCACGGCGCAGATGGCAGTGAGAAACTCATCGATGTCGAGAGTGTCGAGCTGTGTTTTGAAAAACTTGGGACCGAGGATGTCTTTGTTGGCGAACGATGACGCACGGATGTAGAGGATGGCATTGCGGCGCATGTCGGCAAGGCGCGGCTGCCATCTCTTGATGAACGCCGTGACCTTCTGTAGGTCGAGACGGGCGCGCTCCATGAGCACGGGGTCGGCAGCGGAGCGAAGTTCACGCTCGGCAGTCCACTGCTTATATACGGCAGTGTTGAACTGCCATGCCACGGTGGCAATCTCCTCGATGAGTTGACGGTTCTGCTTGTGCTCGTAGTCTTCAAACCAGTCATCCTCGCCGAGATCTACGCGTGCAGTGTCGCTCACTCCTGTCACTCCCTGGTAGTAGTGACTCTTTCTGATTTCGGCGGGACCGCCACGGAGCGATGGGAACAGTCGCGACTTGAGTTTTTCGCCATTGTTATGCTTCATTTCCTCGATGAAGGCATGCACGGCATTGCGTCCTGCCACCGATTCCGGTTGGTCGGAGGAAACGAGTTGCAGATGGGCACCGTTGCGAAAGACGATGGAATGCTTGGCGTAGGCAATAGGATAGCGAGGCTGCCGGAAATGACGCGGCAGGCGCGACTCGCCAACTACATAGTCGGTACCATATTCAAGCATGGGACGTTGGATTCCGTTGACGGTGACGGGACGGGCGAAATAGGCTTGGATATTTGGCCATACGTTGGTCATGAGAGCGACGTAGGTCTTGTGGACGAGGAACGAGAGTTCGCCGGGCATGGCATCTATGATTTTGAGGATGCGCGGACCGGTGATACCTTCGGTTTTACCGCCAGCGCGCGCCACCTCGGCAATGAGGATGTTGGGGTCGATAAGGTTGGCGAGTAGCTGAACCTTGTTCATGTAATATTGCTCGAAATTCATAATCGTTGATTTTGCCAGACAGCGAAACTGCCTGGAACGGTGGCTATTCGGGAGAGATTGGGGAGGGTGACAAGTTGGCATCGGCGAGAAGACGGGTGCGGTCGTCGGTGTCGAGAGGGAGGGAGTCGATGAGCTTGTGATAGAAGCCTTCGTTGTATTTGGCGGCAATCTCCTTCATCGACTTGCGTTCGAAACCGAGCATCTCGGGAGTGACGTCGGGAGTGATGACAAAACGATATCCCATGCCTTCTGAATTGTCGGCGATTTCACTGCTCCGTCGGCGGCACTCAAGGGCAGCCTCCTGACATTTGAGGGCGGTTTTGTAGTCATCGGCCTCGATGGCTTGCGAGGCGAGATCCTCGAAACGATTGGCGTAGGTCTCTTCCCATACTTTGAGCTTGACGTTGTTGTTGACACAGAAATAGTCGATGGCTTGATAGATACGGGCAAGACATGTGCGCTTTTCGATTTTCACCTTCTGTTCGGCAGCGATGCGGTCGCGGAGCTTGTCGGCGGCTTTTTGCACGTTGTGCTCAGTCTCGTTGATTTCGGCAGCCCATTGCAGCTGCTGCAGATAGAGCTGGACATCACGGGGGATGGCTGCACATTGGCCAGTGGAGAAGAACTGGGCAATGAGGTCGGGGTGTATCTGTTGGATGGTATCGAGGGTGGTCATACTAATCGGAATTGGAGTTGCGGGATGCGAGGGCTTGACGGAAGAGGGCCGCACGTGATTCGTATTTCTTGAGGGAATCGCGGTCGGCGGTGCGGGAGTCCTTGCGGTCGGCGCGATGGAGATAGGATCGGTAGCGACGGATGTTGTCGTCGATGAGCTTGTGCTGATGGAGGAACTCGGCGGGGTCGGTGCGCATGAGGGCGAGGATTTGGTTGTACTCGCTATGGGCGACGATCAGCGGGTGGACATGAAGCCACTTTGACTGGGAGTTATAAGAGGCGAGCTCGTTGAAGCACTGTATATTGCGTATGCGGGTATTGGCCATTTCTGCAACAGCCGCCGCAGTAGGGTGCTTGTCGAGGATTTCGTCAAGCTCCTTCATGCGGCGGTAGGTTGCGATACGGTCGTTGTATATCAGGACTGCCCGCTGGACATCTTTGTCGAAGAGGTCTTGCCAGTGGATGTTGGGGTATTCGTCTTCTTTTGAGATTTTTTTTTATTCTGTCCGGCAGCGGAACTGCCGGAAACGGTGGCTTTTTTCGTTTTGCCGGCAGAGGAGGGAGCTGTGGTGGCTTTTTCCTCCTTGGTGTCAGGGATACGGTGAGCCTCGATTTCCTGCTCGGTGGCTACGGCGAGAAGGAGTTTGAGGATGAGCGCATGGTGATGGCGCGGAGAGAAATTGATAGTCTTGAATGACGGGGATGACTTGATGGCAGGCGACTTCTCGACAAGAAGGGCGAGGTCAGCCTTTGCATGATTGGGGTCGGATAGGCGGTAGATGGCTGCCGCAAGTTGTCTTTCGTTCATATTCTTTTTCATTTTGTCGAGCTATGCTCCCCGCAGCAAAACTGCGGGGAACAGTTGCTCGTGGTTACTTTTTAAATCTCGATGATATCAGGATTATACCTCAGGAGCTTCGAGAGAAGGAACCTTTCCAATGAAAGGATAAGGGAGATCAACGCTCGAACGCGAGAAGGTGAGAGTGGCGTAGCGCCCATCCTTGTCATCCTTGACTTCGGCAGCCGAGAAGATGACAGGTCGCTCGGGTTCGCCGAGGATGTAATACTGGTCGCTCTTGACATGCTTATAGAACATGATGAACTTACCACCCTGCTGCTGCTCGATGAAGTTGGCCACCTCATTGCGATTGGGATTTCCGACGATGATGGTGAAGGTGTTGGTACCGGTCGTTGTTATATCGCCTTTTTCCCAAGAAGAGAGGAGTGTGGGGATATCGTGCGCCTCGATGTATATTACTTTCGCCTGCTCAACAAGCGGTATCGGTCCAGTCACTGAGCGCACTCCCTCTGAGCTTATTTCAGCGGCGGGGAATTTGTTAGAGCCACTGAGGTCTATCTGATGCACTTCGACGAGATAGACCAAGTATGCAATCTCGGAGCCGGAGGTCTGACGGTCGTTGACATCGTCGATACTGACGAGACCTACGATTGCCGCGGTGGAAATGCCGGAGCCGGAGAGAGATGTGATGCACTGCGAGCCCATGAGGAAATCGAGCAGAAAGCAGATACCGACAAGGGCGAAAATGCACGCGAAGAGGAGACGCATGCGGGATTGTGGTGTTTTGAATTTTTTCATTGCTATTCGGGATTTTGGCCAGGGTGCCCCGCAGCAGAACTGCGGGGAACGGTGGCTGAGTTATACATATAATAAGACAACAGAAGGCTACTTGCGACCGCCAGGAACATTGGGCTGAAGCTCAGTGTTGATGGTGCGCACACCAGCCTCGCGGCGCTCAAGCTCGGCGAAGTTGCCATCCTTGCGGAGGATGACCATGATGTAGTCGCCAACCTTAGACGGCGAGAACGCCTTGGTGATGTTGGCAAACTTGCCGCTCTTGGCGATGGAGGTGGCGTTGTCGATGTCGCCGATCTCGATGCAGTAGGCCACACCCTCCTTGGCACCGGTGATGTCGGTGAGAGCTGTGCTCTGGGTGTTCTTGCCCGTGATGAGCCAGAATCCCTTGGCGGCATCGGCGGTGGTGGCGTTGGCTGCTATGCTGCCTGCCCAAATGTTGGTGAAGATCTGCTGCCACTCATAGGCGTTCTTGTCCATATCCTCCTTAGAGTTAAACTTGCGGCCAGTGAATGCAGCTCCGGTACCTTCCTTCCAAACAGCCCATGCACGCACCATCTCCATCTGCTCCTCCATCTTGACGTTCATCATCTCGCCTGGGATATTCTCAATGAACTGGATGTTGCCCGGCTGCTGGATCATCATAAATGGCAGCTGACCGAGATAAGGCAGCCAGATGATGGGGAGGTCGGTGTCGGGCAAGACATTGGCATAGCTGTTAGGACCGCTGAAGTCGATGTCCTTGCCATACTTCTCGCGCACGTTCTCGAGATACCATGTCTTGTGGGCGCCGTTAAGATAGAGTACGCGTCCGTCGAGATCCTCATCCTCAGAAAGAGTTGAGAGCACGTCGCTGACAAATGCCTTAATGGCTGTGAGCATGGTGGCATTGGTGTAGGCGCGATAAGAGTGGTCGGCATCGTCGTGAGGCTTGATGCTGTAGTCGTGGACGTAGCGGAGAAGAGTGTAGAGCACTCCGGTACCGGCATTGAGATAAGAACCTGCCACGCCAGCCTCGGGCTTGACGTAGATACCGCGCATGCGTCGCTTGTTCTGCTCAACCTGCATCTGCTCAAGTTGGTTGAGCAGGCAATACTCAATCATCGACCACTTGATGGGGTCGGAGCCATCACGGTTGAGATATCCGATGTAGATGCGCTCCAGTTCCTTCATAGGTCCGAACTTGAGCTTCACCATAGCGTCATCGACATATCCCATCTCGTTTTCGAGCTTCATGCCGCCCTTATACACCTCGCCAGCCTGGTAAGCCTGAGAAACCTCGTCGAAGAAGGCGTTGAAGAGGATGTCGCGGTCCTGAATGCCGTAGCGCACAGGGAAGAAGTCGGTGAGAAGTCGCTTCTTGAGCACACGTGCGATAAGAGCGTCCTGACGACGGATAACAAACTGGTCGCCGAGACCTGCGTTGTCGAGATTGGCGAAGTTGGTGGAGTACTCGCCCGATTCGAGCAACTTGATGTCGAGCATGTGGTTCTGCTGCAGATAGGCATAACGAGAGGCGAGGCTATGAGCATAAGAGCGTGCAGCCTGACGGAATGCACGACCCTCGCTCTCCTCGTCGGGAGCAGTCATGGCGGCATACATGCCAGGGTTGGCCGCAATCTGGTTCCAACGCTTCTTCATCGAGAAGAGCTCGTGCTCCACGCCGAAGAGATACTCAGCAGTGTTGCCGAAACCATTGATTGAGATTGGTTTGCCGGCGACAGTGGCGATCGGGGTGTCAACTGCCGGCTTTGCGGCGAGCTCGGTAATCTTGGTGTCGATGCCTTGGATAGACGCGAGGATGGACTGCATGGTGGCGTTCTCCTGGCATGTGCCGTTGTCGCCATCCTTGCCCTTCTTGTCGTCATCCTCTTCATCATCGTTTTGGCCCTTGCACTTCTTCTTCGACTGGTCGAGGGCAGCCTGGATGGTGTTGAGCTGCTGCTGAAGGTTGGCTTGAGCCTGTGCAGCCTGCTCGGATGTCATGTCATCCTGGAGAGTTGTCTTGTACTTCTCCTTGTAGGAATTGACAATCTGATTGAACTCCTCCTGAGAGAGGGTCTTGTCCTCAAACTTCTGCTTGAAGCCGAGTGTTTCGAGGACGGTCGTGAGTTTTTCCTTGAAATTCATAGAAAACAATTTTAATTAATTAAATGACTAAAAAATAATATCTTATGATTGGTATAATTGCTGAAGGAGGTGAGAAGAGTTGGCAACCTCCTTGCCTCGGCGCACAGCTTCGGCAGCAGCTTCGCCAAAGGTGGTGCGTCCGTCGAGCAATCCTATTTTGATAGCTTCGTCGGTGAAGAAGGTTTCGCCACGCAAGGATGGGTGATCGTCGGCAATCTTGGCCAAAGCAGGGCGATGGGCGCGGACGGTGGCGATGAAAGCCTCGTTCATAGGATTCAGCACCGACTCAATGAACTTGCGCGGTTTGCCGTCGATAAGTTCCTCCACTGTCTTGTTCTTCAGATCCGAACCATCGGCCTTTGCCTCGATGCGCTTGATGCCCATACTGGCATAGAACTCACTGAAGTCGTAGAAGGAGACCATTGTGCCAATGCAGCCGACGAGATCGAACTTGGTAGTGGCATATATGACCTGAGCATGACAGGCAATGTTGTAGGCGGCACTGCATGCTTCCTCAATGATGGCGACTATGGGTTTTTTCAGTTGGTCCATTGTCTCTCCGAGACGGTCGAGATAGTAGGCCTCGCCACCGGGTGAGTTGACATGGAGGAGGTGGGCTACAATCTGAGGGTTTTCCTCGGCATCGAGAAGATTGCGCTCAAGGTTCTTGGATGAGAACCAATAGCGAGCGTCGGAGAAGATAGGGCCGAAGACGGGATGATAGGCAATGGATCCGTCGGGCATATTCTCGCCGGAATAGTCGGTGGTGAGGTTGATGTCGGAGGCTGAGCAAGACGGGGGGAGATGCCTCGCAGCATAACTGCGAGGAACGGTGGCTGATTCGCTGGAGTGGGTGGAGGATTGATGCTCCACCTTGGGATAAGCAAGCGAAAGGAGATAGCGATATCCGTTCTCGCTGATAGCGAGAGGGGTATCTGACATGAGGATGCGTGTTACTTCGTTTATCATTTTTGAATATTTTTGCAAAGATATATATAATAAGGTGTATCAGCAAGGACTACATGGGATGCTGCAGGGGTGAGAAGAGCATAGTAGAGACGACATGGAGGCGCGCGCTCTGCAGATGGGGAGTGAGCGAGGCACGGGCGGGCATGGTGATGGTACCTATTTGATAGGCGTTGCCTTCGGAGTCGTATAGCTCGACAATGCACTCCCGGGGGCGGGATAGTTGCGACATTGCGGATTTTGAGGGTAAATCGACGATAAAATCCATGTCGCAGCGATAAGAGAGCCCTCCATCGTCATCATTTGGCTCAGGATCGAAGGTGAATGGAGAGGCAAGGAGACGGAGAGGGAAGAGCGATGATGCAGACTGCCCGGCAGCAGAACTGCCGGGAACGGTGGCTGCTTCGCTATAGGGGTAGGGGGAGAGGAGAGTGATGGATTGGGTGAATTCTTTCATAGCTTTATATTAAAAAAAGGACAAAATGGGGTGTTCGGTATGTATTAAACTTTATTAAAATTGAGTGATTTTCTCGTGAAAGGGCGGCTGACGGTCTCCCATCAGCGCCCAAACAATAAGAAATGAAAAAGAAAATGGACTATTCATAGTAGTCTTCGCCAGATCCGGAGTCGCTGCCTGGGTTGTCGCTACCGGTATTGTCGCCAGTACCAGGGTCGGTGGTTGTGGTACCGTCGCCTTCATCCTCCACTGTGCCATCGTCCTTAGACTCGACACGCTTGACTACCTCGCCATTGCGGTCGAAGCAGGTGATGCTGATAGACGTGGATCCAAAGATGCGCTTGAGTTCGCCTGAAGGCGTGAAGACAATGCGGCGCGAGCGAATGAGCGACGTACCGACGTCCTTGACATCAGCAACCGACTGTGCGCGGAGTCCGAAACGCATTGTTCCAAGACCGGGGATAGGTACGGAGTGTCCGTTGGTTGCCCACTTGGTCATAACCTCTGCCAGGGCGTTGAGCACAGCCGAGATGGAGTACTCGGGCAATCCTGAACGCTGCGCTACCTCGGTCATGATGATATCCTGTCCGATGGCACCATAGATTTCGGGCTGCATGATGTAGCGATACTCGCCCTGTTTGCTGCTGTCGAAGCGCACAAGACGCTCCTTAGCCTTGATGTTCATTTTTCCCATAGATGTAGTAACGATGATAAAGATTAAGCAGGCACTATTGCACTGCCAAGGGCAAAGGTAATAAGAACGAGGGAGGAAGGGAAGGACGAGAGGGGAATAACTATGTGGGGATTGTGGGGTAGTTATGTGGGGATTGTGTGGTAGTTATGCGCCAGCGAGGGATGGCGACGGACGTAACGACGGGGACGCTTGGGGTGAATACGGCGGCGATATCGCTGATAGTTCTTGAGAAGGGCATCGGAGGAGATGGACTGGAGTTGATACCTATTGATGAAATCCTCTACTACCTCTATCTGACGCATGGGTCGGCCCTGCTCGTCATTCTCGATCATGACAGCATGAAACTCATAGTTGAACATTCGTCGAAGACATGTTTCGATGTTGTGTGCAGCTGTTGATGAGAGATAGTTGTAGTAGGCGGGATCCTTCCACGGACCTTCGTCGGTGGAGGAACGTCGGCAAGGTAAAGAAATTTTCAGATTACCGGATTTTGAACAATCAAATTCACGCGGAGGACGCGACATGTGATGCCATACGCAATGATAGAGGTCAGACGTGGGAGGTATGACCAAGCCGCCGTTGTTCCGATTTAGAACAAACTTTTTTTTCGCGTACTCAGCAAGATAGGGCTCGACAGCGATGACGGCAAAATTTTTGGAGGCTCTTTTTTTTTCTTCCATATTTTCGATGCTATTTTTTGATTTTTTCGTCCTACAGTCCTACAAGATATTTGTTATCGTGTGCAAAGTTACTAAAAATTAATGAAATATGCAAGTTTTTTAAAGTATTTTTTCGTCCTACAAAATGGGGTGTTGTAGGATTCGCAAATCCTACAAGCGTCCTACAGGGGGTGATTCGACGGCAAAACCGCCAAAAACGGTGGCTTTTCGGGGATGATTGTTAAAATAGGTAAATCCTACAAAATGAGGGGTAAATCCTACAACGTCCTACAAGCGTCCTACGGTCATACAGGCATACATTTATATATAATTTATTGATAATAAGATAATTATATGTATAATGGTTCAAACACAAAAGCCATTTTGTAGGACTGTAGGACTGTAGGACGCATTTTTTTTGAATTTGCAGTGTTCAAAACATCACTTTAAAGGCTTTTTTTGAAAAATTCGGGGGTACGGGGGTTTTAGAACAATTTGGGCACTTTCGGGGATGGGTATAAAATGATAACCGCAGGCACTCATCACGAGCACCTGCGGCGAGAGAAAATTAACTTAAGAATTTATGAAAATTTATAGTAAAATGTTTGGATATGTCGGGAATTTTTCGTACCTTTGCAGTGTGTTAAATTGGGATAGTCCGTACCTTTTTTAGAGATTAGAAGATGCCCTCTCGTTCGGGGTGGGCAGGATCAAAGGGAAGGACCTGCTCGGCAGCAGAACTACCGGAAACAGTGGCTGGCTCACTTGAGGAGGTAGGGGAGGAGTCGGTGTTGCGGCGAAGATCAATGTTGTAGAGCCGTGTGAACTCTTCGTAGTCGATAAGAATGGCGGAAGTCATCTTCTCCTGAGGTCGCATCATACGTACCATCTTATTGTCGCTATCGGCTTCCTCTACCGCCTCAGTCCACTTGAAACGGCGTGAATTGACGCTACCTATAAATGATGTGTGAGAGCGCATGTTCTGCTCGATGGTCGATTGTGTGGTCTTCTCGGTGTTGAATCCCGAACGGTTGTAGATATTGAACACCGGTTGCAATCTGAGATACATATAATGCTTGTTAGCATCGAGCACGACGCTCTGAGGATTACCGCTGGCATCCTTGATGGTGGCAACCTTGCCATTGCCGGAGACAACGTCGAGATCACGACCATAGATGAGTTGGCCACTGTCGAGCATGGTGTCGATGGCCGAGAAGAAGAGTGCCAGTTTGTCGGAGGTGCGTATGCGCGAGAGTTGCTCGTCGATCTTGTTTCTTGCGATTGCAAGGAACTCTGCAGACGTGAACGGGAGTTTCATATCGGGCGCATATTCCTCAAGCAGATATACCATACCTACAAACAGTGATACCGTCTTCATGAGTCGGTCGGTTTCGCCACTATTGATACGCCCAGCCTTCAGATCCTCATAGCCTTTTTGGCGAAGCGCACGGAAATGATCCATAACGACAGGGCGCAGTTTGAGAATACGCAGCAGTACATTGGAGAGTCCTACACTCTCGGGATCTTCGATTTTCTTCAGTCGGTTGAACAGTTCTGTTTCCTCGCGGGTGCGGTTTTGCGGCTTGGGGACTTCGCACACGATGACACGCGACATGAGTGCGTTGTCGTTGCGCTGCGGCACATCCTGACCGCAGATGATGACAGGTGCATACACCTTATCGGACTCAACCTCCTTGGACGTGTTGGCCTTTGACTTCTTGCGCGACTCTCCGTCATACACGATAGACTTGAGAGCCTGGAACTTGATATCCGAAGTGACAACATTGTCGTACTCCTCAAGTACCACGGGTACGTCGCGGAACACAGACATGTATTTGATGACGGCCATGTCGGTGTCCTGGCAAAGGTTTAGGGCGCTGAACTTGGGAGGGATGAAGATGGAGCGGATGGAGACGGCAATCTGAGTCTTACCTGAAGACATCGGACCCATGAAGAACGGAGCCGTAAAGAGTCGGTCGATGCAGTGGATATTGCTACGGAAAGCGCAGAGCACGGCAAAGATAATGGCCCACTTGCCATTGTCGTTGAGCTTATAGACGCGGTCCATGAGGTCGGCCCACTCTGAGAACGTGACACGTTTGTCCTTAGGAACCTCGCGATAAACAAGCTGTGAGATATTCTCATACTTGTCGCTCTTGCCACTGCCGGAACCGTGAATGGTGGAGAAGGCAGGCAAGTAGTAGTTCTTACCGTTGTGGGTGACGACGCCAAGTTCGTTGACAGGCTCGAATATATAATCATCACCGACGAAATGAGCTATGCCGTTGGCAAAGGCAAAGAACTGTTCATCCTGTTTGCGGGAGATACCCTCAGACTGTTGGTTGCCATACACTTCAATCTCAGAACACATGGTGTAGTGGCGCGACATATATTCCTTGATCTTCTTCCATTTCCACTCTTCGCCATTGGTGAAGTTGACAGCCTCGTAGTTGATCAGCACGTCCTCGATGGTTGACATCTTGAGCAGTTGGCGCGACGTAACCTCTATATATATAGGAGTGTTGTAGTAGCGGCGGTTAATTTTGAGAATACGTTTGTTGCGGTCGAAATCATCACTGAAGATATGCAGGAGGGGAGTCATATAGAAGTCGCCGACGATGGAGCGTCCCTCACCGTTCTTGTTGTCGAACATATAGCATACTGGTTCGCCCTGCTTGTTGAGCAGAGGGAAATACTGGTACTGCTTATACATCTCGGCATATTCGGGGTTTTCGTCCACATAGCTGGGAAGAGCGTAGGAGTCGAGAGCGTCGGCCTGTATGGCGTCGGTCTGGATATTCACCTTCATGGCAGCCTTGCGGGCAGAGAGGAGAGGCTTGCGAATGTCATCAAATGAGCCTTTGGTGATACCCAACTGTTGGCAATAGTGCGAGCGGTTGATGGAGACTACCGCCTCTTCGGCATAGGTGGTGAGCTCGATGCATTGGGTGATATACTCCACCTTGTCTCCGTTGTAGGCATGGAGCCATGCGCCCATCTGACGGATGTAGTAGTCGAGGAAGGATTCCACCTGTTCGCCATCCACCATTGTAATCTTGGTGATGCCAAGACGGAACATCTTGGCAAGGGAGACTATGAAGTGGGGGAGAGGGGACTGCCCGACAGCAAAACTGTCGGGAACGGTGGCTGACTCGCTGGAGGGGGTGGGGATATTGGGGGCGGCGGCGGTGAAGTAACCACAGATGCTGCGGAGCTTCATCACGTCGGGGTCGGAGATTATACCGGAGACAAGGACGACAGGCTCATCGTCGAGACGCTGCATGAAGTCCTGCATGTCGGACGTGAGCACGGCTGGTTGGTCGGGTTCGAGCTTTTCCTTGAGCTGGTCGATACCGTAGAGACCCGCGGGAAGATCGGGGGATGTTTTCGCGGGCAGGTTGGAGCGTATTTCGCGTACCTTCTGGTCGATAGCGTCTATTTTGGTATCGAAGTCCTTGGCGAGGGTCTTCATGTATTCGAGGCGAAGTGTGGCATCGCCTACTGAAGCTATCATCGACGCAATGGTGTTGAGGGCGTCGTTGATGACCACCTCGTCCTTACAGCCACGCGGAACGAGCAGTCGGCGAAAGGCATAGGGGAACGACTCCACCATATCAAGCAGCAGTTTCCCGGTATCGTCCTTGTGTTTGCCGGCAAAGTTGTCGGGGTCCATGTCCTTAGGAAGACGGATACACTTCACCTTCAGACCGGCCTTGAGCAATATGGCGGTATTCTTGGCTGCTGCCTTGATGCCAGCTGCATCAGCATCGTAGATGACACGCACCTCGGTAGTGAAGCGCGAAATAAGGCGCAATTGATCATCGGTGAAAGCGGTGCCGCTGCCACCGATGACGTTGGTCACACCATAACGGGCGAGGCTTATCACATCAAACTGTCCCTCGACGAGATAAACAAAACCACGTTGGGCAATAGCCTTGCGCGCCTGGAAAAGTCCGTAGAGATTACGCCCCTTTGTGAATAGCGGAGTCTCGCCAGTGTTGACATACTTGCCGCTGCGGTCATTGGGTGTGACCTGTCGGCCGGAGAAACCGATGACCTTGCCGTGGAGGTCGAAGAACGGGAACATGAGACGGTCGCGAAAAACATCATAGGTGTCACCATGTTCCTGGGAGACGGCCGTCACTCCCACCTCGGTCAGGAGGTCGGCATTGTAGCCCTGCTTAGGCAATGTCTTAGCCACAACACTTCCGGCGGGGGCATATCCCACACCATAGAGGGCGAGGATAGGGTCGGAGGCCGTGTAGCCGCGCTTCTGAAGGAAGGACTCGGCCTGATGGAGCTGAGAGACATAGTATTTCGCACATGCATCAATAGCCACGAGTTGCGACTCGCGCTTTTTGTACTGCGTCATTTCTTCGTCGCTCACCTTCTGATGCGGCCACTCGATATTGGCACGCTTGGCGAGATAGCGCATAGCCTCGATGAAGGAGAGGTTGTCGTTCTCCATCACGAAGTCAAACACGCTGCCATGCTTGCCACAGACAAAGCAGTGGTAAGTTTGGCGTGTCTTCGACACCACGAGCGAGGGTGTGTGGTCGTTGTGGAATGGGCACACCGCCTTGTAGTTGACACCCGCCTTGTAGAGCGTGAGCGACTCGCCGATGACATCGACAATGTCATTTGCCTCCTTCACCTTACGTATAAAATCGTTGTCAAGCATTGTATTTCTGTTTTATATATTAATCTTCTGCCATGTCTATTTTGTAGCGCAATTCAAGACTTTCGGGACCACCGCCGAAAAACCATTTAGATGCTTCATCTCCCGTCAATGTCCGTATGGAGAAAAGCGGAGTGAAATCGGGGGCGTTGCACTCATTGACTATATATACGGTCTGTGGTGGTGACATTGCTAAAACATCATGGCAAACGACACAGCCATAGGCAGCGTGAGCCATCATGTTGAGAGCGGTCATCTTGCACGCAACTATGTCGATATCCTCAGCCATAAACAAGAACCGGTGGTGTTTCATCGCAGTCTCATCGCGGTACAACTTACGATATGCGGAAAGCAGCAGCCTTCCACTACCGGCGCATGGGTCGCAAACCCTGACAATATCCTCTCCGAACTCAAGACCGCAACATTCAAGGTCTGCGAGCAGTCGGGATATTTCCAATGGCGTGAAAAACTGACCATGAGCCTTGGCCTTAGTTGAAGTAAGGAACATTTCCTCGTATGCATGACCGAAAAAATCAAAAACACCACCGTTAGTCAAACTATAGTGCACTTTTTTCATCCAGTCTATTATTATATCTGTGTATTCGTCAGCAGGTAGCAAGACCGAACCTACCCAATCCATATAAGATATGCCATCCTTTATATTGGAAATATCGAATCTTGAGATACAGTCATCCATGAAGATATTCAAAGCGTTTTCCGGTGATTCGCCTTTGGACATTGCAATATCTATCAACCGTTTGCCAAAAGTTGACCCACTAATGCTATTTTGTACCTTTTTTCCCATATTGCTTTACTACATTGAATTTTGTGGATAGTCTTGATATAAGAACTTCCTTGTTTGACATTCTGTAACGGTTTGAATAGGGCTTGTCCGGATGTTCATACATCCAAAACGGAAGTTTCCCCTTAGATTTTTTATATCTTAATGCGATATTCTTCAGAAATCCGTAATAATGGCACAATGGTCTGCCTTCATCGAGCTTGCAATATAGAACATCAATGGCTGTAGTCATTATGACCCTTACACAGAACTCAGGCATTTTCAATCTGAAGCGAATAAATTCCTCCAATCTTGGTATTACGGTCTTTTCGAGGTAAGCATTTATTTCGCTAAAGTCTCCAGTGTCGAGAAACCTAAGCGTCATCTGGGAGTCATGGGCAACATTCTTGCAGGTCTCATAGTACATGGCATATCGGTCGGAGTCGGTATGCTCCTTGCGAGTACGGTTCATAAGAAACCTGTTGTATGCCTTCTCACCCACCACTTGGAGGTTTTCAACATTTATATTGGTTGAATCCCCATCCTTGTAAATAATGAAATCAGTGTCCGGGTTATACATTTTCCATGCACTGGCAACCATCTTGGAGGCAGTGAGCCGCACTTTTTTGCCCCGGTGCTTTCCTTCGATGTTTATCATAAGAAAACGGTGGCGGGCAATTTTACCGTTACCCACCTTTTGAGTACTTATGTAGGAATTGATGGCATACCCCTTATATCGGAACAATCCTTCGCGAGTGCATTCAAGTTCGGGGAAAGAACATTTAGACCACTCGAATCCCAGGGAATCGAGCCTTGCCTTTTCTTCCTCTCGTTTTTTTAGCTTAGCCTCATTGGCTTTGCGCACACCGAGGGAATACAGAGGCTCGCCTGACTTTACTATTTGAAGATTGTCAACGTAGAAGTTGAAAGCGTCATCGTCCTTGTATTTTATACGGTCATTAAACACGTCGAAGCCGCTAATCCATGCCGAGGCCACGAGCCTGGACACCGTACAGCTTTTCTGTTTGCCATTGAGCCGAAGATACACGAAAGCGTGTTTGCCGCCCTTTGGTCCGGTAGTAGTCCGCTTGTGTACAATACACTCCTTGCCGGCATGAAAAATGCGGCCATCTATACTCGCATATACGCCACAGATGTAAGTCTCACGGGTTTCAGGTCGTAGCATAGCCCCTGAGGGAGACGTCTCGGGGACGCCTCCCTTTGGGAACTGCTCAGCTGAAGTCGCAGCCGAACAGCCATTGTTTTTTTCTAATTCTTTTTTCATAATTTATAAATTAAAATTTGACCTTGCCCGTAAAGACGGACGAAAACATATATTAAAAAGTTATTCTCTTTCATTATCGTTGTCATCGAATAAGTCCAACTGGCGCGAGTCCATCGCCTCGGCAGCCGTGATGTTCCAGTATGCCGCCACATTGCGGTATTCATCGCTGGTAATCTGCTTGCGGCCATGGAAAAGGTCGCTATATCGGCGCGGCGAGATCTTAGTCTCAGCATAAAAAGCCTCTGAAGGAGTGAAGTCTTCGAGATGGCGAAAACGCATCTTCAGAAGTTCCACGAGCAGGTTGTTTTTCACCATGCCGCCGCCCATGGGCAGGTTCTTGCGCATGGCACGCAGTCGCACCGACATCGTAGTGCGGTGGAGATGCTGCGCTATAGAACTGAGTGGAATACGTCCCCAATTCTCGACGAGGTAGGCATGGTCTGCCTCAGTCCATTTGTTTTCTTTAGAATTTCCCATGTATATAAATTAAAATTTTAGATCCAACTGTGGCATGCGAGTGGCAACCTTGCCGCACATCGATACCTTATCAATTTCCCGTGTATCATCATTACGGTATATCAAGACGAGATAGTCGTCGCGATCTTGATGGTCTAATACGAACCACGCCTTGCCTCTTTCGTCGAAAAGGAAAACCATTTCTTCAAGCCGGGCAACACACCATGTCACATCGCGATGCCTCATGCGAATCTCTTTGATATCAAAACCTGATTTCTCGTCGATGGCTTCTTCATAATCTCTTATAGTCATATTCTCACGTTTTTAATTGTTATTGTTTGATTGATATTTCTCACATACAGAATTTCTGTCCCTATACTTGCGCAGCAGAAGGCACAGACGGCCGTTGATGGCATTGATGGCGTTGCTGCAATTGCCACAGTTGCTCTCTCCCATTTCACTTTGCTTTTGTGGATTGGAACCATGAAGTGAGCTGTGCGAGTGTGCGCATGCCGGTCTTTGCCTTGATGTTCTCGCGGTGGCGATTGACTGTAAGTGGCGAAATACAGAGACGCTCGGCAATCTCGGGAGTCTGGCAACCCGCGCTGATAAGTTCAAGCACTTCACGCTCGCGTTGAGTGAGACCGGTGTTAAGCTCTGGCTTGCATATCACGCCCTCATGGATGCACTCGCCGCGCAACGGGCAACCTACCTCTTCGAAGCGGAAAAAGCCATCGGCATCTATATCCGTGGAGTTGGCATCATACTCACCGAAGTTGCAGCGGATGAATCGCGACACAATCTGATATTCGAAATACGCACGGTTGCGTTGCGACTTGGAGTAGAGGCAGCTCAGCGCCTCGAATGCCTTGGGATATCTCTCGCTGATGAGCTGCAGCATCTCCTGGATCATCTCGCGGTCACTTTCCGTCACCTCGCGTGCGGCTTCGCCAACAGGCTGGCACATAATCTTGCCGTAGGGTGTCTTGTAGAACTCGATTGACTTCATGGCTCTTGATCTGCTACGGGGAACAAATCCTGCTCCGACATGTGGAACAGGTCACTAATAACTTTCCGGGCCAGCGGCGGAACGGGGGTGAGTCCCTTGCACCAGCGCCATGCAGTGGAGTAGGAAACACAACAGGCATCGGCGACAAGCCTCTTGTAGTCGGTCATGTCGTTCTTGAGCTTTTTCAGTTCTTTCTTCTGCTCCAATTCTTTCATCTTAATGTACTCACTTAATACCATTTTACTCAAAATTTGTTTAGCATTTCTTTGTTTTAATGAAATAATTTCGTATCTTTGCAGCACGAAAGCAATGATTTCACGGTGCAAAGATAAACAAAAGTTTAGCACCAACAAAACATTTGAGTGGAAAATATGCGTAAAACATGGATATTTAACATAATATTAACATTAAAGCACAATATATGAGTAGTGAAACTAATGAAAAATGGAAAGATGTCTCTTCAAGAATAAAACTTATATTGGAGAGGGAGGAGTTAACCGCATGGGGACTCGCAAGGAAAATTGAGGTACCGGGACAGACCGTTTCCAACATAGTGAACGGAAGAAATTATCCCGGACTCGAAATACTGGTTAAGATAATAAACGCCTTCGCGTGGGTCACTGCCGACTGGCTCGTGATGGGCAATGAGAGTCCGACAGGAATGTCCGACCGTTCTCTGCTTGACGTGGTGTCACAGCAAGCTAAGACCATTGCCATGCTGTCTGATAGCTTGGCCGCCGTTCCGTGCAGCAAGCGAGCCGGTGACAATGCCGACAGTGATGATTCGAAGGTGGCCGCTGCTGAGGTTGATTGACAGACGCCCAGCGCTCACGGGTGCACCCGGCTGCTCCATGCGGTCGGGTGCTTTTTCGTGATATCCTTGAATTAATCACGTCAATAATTACCACTCAAATATTTAGCAATCAACAACTTATGTTTAGTGTAAACTCGGCGAAAACTCGGCGAAATGCCTAAAAATCGCATTTTGGATCATATCTGATAATCAATACTTTAGGACAACTCATCAAATATGGATTGTTTCCAGTCACCCCGACCGATTTATGAGCAAGGGGCTGAGGTTCAGTCCCTTGCTTTGTGTCGAGGCCTAAATGGTCGGCGAAAAATCGGTGAAGTAGTTGTTTAATCAGAAATACCCAAATGTTGGGTTTTCGCCGTTTCAGCTAATGAAAATTAGAAGAAATGGCAAAAAAAATTAGTTCTTTTAGTCAGAAAAACGAAACAGTCGATAAGATTATCGGTTGGAAAATGCCGGTGTTTCACCAGGCTTCAGAGTGTTATGTGTCATTCTCGGCTTTTGATCCTGTAAGGGGGTGCATGAGGATGAAGAAAATTATGCTCGGACATGTGAAGGGGAAGAAAAACCAAAAGATACATGGGGAGCACCTTGTGAAGAGACTTACTGAAAAACTTATGAACGGTTGGAATCCTTGGATTGAGGCAGAATCGCCAAAGGAATACACTCCGTTTGAGGATGCTTGCGCGAAATACTCCGAATATCTGTTTAAACTTGTGAGAGAAGGTGGTATGAGGGAGGAAACAATCGTAGGATATCTCAGTAAATTGAAAATACTGAAGGAATGGAATAGGGAGAGGAAAATAGGCATGACTTATTCGTATCAGTTTAATACGAAAGTTGTAGGAGAGTTCTTGGACTACGTGTTGATAGACAGGAACACGACTCTGCTTACCCGCAATCACTATCTGGCATGGCTTAAGGTGTTCTCGAAATATTTGCTTGAACGGCAATACATCCCGAACGATCCTACTCAGTCATTCAGTAATACGAGGATAAAGAAGGGTAGGAAAGACAGGGATATTATACCTGATAGAATACTAAAGCAGATACACCAGCACTTGATGGTTAATCAACCTTATTTCTTGCTCGCGTGTCAGATATTACATTATATGTTCGTGCGCCCGCGTGAGATGAGTTTTCTGAAGGTGGGGGATTTCTCGGTGGAAAAAAAGACGCTGAGTTTGGACGGGAATCACACCAAGAACCATAATGACGCAGTGATTACGGTGCCGGATCATATAATAAAGCTCATGATTGAGATAGGAATATTCGACTACCCAAACTCATATTATCTGTTTGGCAACGATTTCATGCCTGGGGCGAAGAGGCGTAGCGAAAAGGCATTTCGAGACTACTGGGATAAATACGTGAGAAAGGAGCTTGGATTTAGTGACAGATATAAGTTCTACTCGCTAAAAGATACGGGTATAACGATTATGCTAAAGAGCAATATGGACATATTGTCGGTGAGAGATCAGGCACGGCACAGCTCAATCCTTATCACTGATATATATACGCCAAAGGATATCAAGGAGGCTAATAAGTTGATTGTTAGATTTCAGGGGGAATTGTAATACATAACATTTTTGTTATTAACAAAGTTTAGAAAAATAACTGGCTAAATTGTTGTGTATAACAAAAATATTATGTATCTTTGCAACGTGAAATAAAACATAGTATTAATCTTTAAAAACAAACAAAATGAGCAAAGAATTAGAAGAAAGAATTGAAAGGAAAAAGCAAATGCTAAGTGCATATCTTAGATTTGCAGAGAAATGGAAATTCAAGGAAGAAGACATTGAGAGGATGACGGATATGTTCCTCGATGATTTGAACAAACTTATGAAAGAAAGATGATTATTAATCGCCCTCCCACCCGGGAGGGCACAAAAAAAGAATATATATATGAGGACAGAAGTAAGACAATTATTTGAGCAGTGTAAATCACTTGCTGGTACTGCTGATAGAGAAACTATCGACAGAATGGCAGACAAGATGAACGAGATTGCAACCCCTGAAGAAATGAAGGAAGTGGAGCAGCTTATGCGAGATTGGCTAATGGAGATAGGCGATGATATCGCTGACATCAAAAGGCAAATTCGCGATGAGGATTACAAATTACTTCCCATATCTTATATAGCCAAGAATTATTTTGGTAAGAGTTCGTCCTGGCTATATCAAAGAATCAATGGAACGAACGTGCGAGGCAGAACATATACTCTAAATACAGAGCAAAAGAAGGTGTTTAATTCCGCGTTGAAGGAAATAGGCGAGAAAATCGCCTCACTCAGTATTGATTAATACTGTTTTATTTCACGATCGAGCCCCGGGCCTCTAAGGCCTGGGGCTTTCTTTTTTATTAAATATTCTGCTTGTCCTTGCGCTGGATAAACGACGCAAGGTATATAACGGTGGCGGCTACGATGAGAAATGCCAGGCCGCCGAACTTAATCTTTATGCTATCCCATAATGATAGCTTCTGTTGCTCCGTTTTCTTAATATATATAGAGTCTTGCTTTATCCTTCTCAGCGAGTCGATAACACTGCGGAAATATGCCGTAGAATCGACTTTTTCCTTTGAGCGGGATAATTCCTTATTAGTGTCCCGATAATGCCACTGAGCCGTGTTTATGACGTTTCCTGCGGTGTCCTTAACGATAACAACGCAGTCCTTTACTGACTCGATGACTGACTCACGTACTGAGTCAAGGATTTGAGTCAAGTTGTCAACACGGATTGTGTCGTGAACATATCTGTCGATGTATTCCGTTCTGACGGTTTCTGTTACTATCTCCTTGCCCTTGCATCCTATCAGGGTGAGGGCAAAGCCTATGAGCATCATACTCAGCAGCATGTATGCCCATCCTGTGCTTGTTCCTTGCTTTTTCATTTTTCGATGGATTTAATATAGTTAATAATTCCGTTGACGTGGAGGTTGATGATAGCCTCACGACCTTTGTCTGACAAGAGAAATTCCACGTCTTGCTTGTTATCTTGAAAGAGGTTTTCCGTCAGCACGGCGGGGCAGTTTGTGTCACGGCAGATAGCCAAGTTCTGCGCCCACCATTTCTGACCAGCCTTCGGGCTACGCATTTTCAGCCCCTGCGCTTGTGCCGCGTCAAAGAGATACGAGGCAAGTTGCTTGGACTTTGCGCTTGAGTTAAGTGACACGCACGCTTGCCAACCACGTGCATCGAGCCAAGCAGAACCATTGCCCTTTGCGTTAAGGTGGATAGACACCAATAGCACATTGCTCGCTCCAAAATGCTTGCACACGTCGTTTGCTCGCTTGCACCTTGTTCCAAGACTGATGTCGTTTTCCTCGGTTACGAGCAGTTGTGCATTGTAGTTCATTGTTTTGAGCCGCTTGACTACCTCTGCGGATATCTCACGGACATACTTGTACTCTCTGAGCCTTCCGTCGGGGGAACGCTTGCCGAGGGTGTCAACTCCGTGCCCTGCATCTACGAGTATTACCATAATATTTGTTCCTTTCTTTTTTTTAAGGTCTGCTCACCCTATGAATAAGGCGAGCAAACCGTAATTTGTTTAAAATCAGTCCTTCATCTTGGCATAAAACTCGGTCTTGATGTTATCGTAAGCCAAAGATACGTTGGAGAAGGCTCTGGAATTATTCTCCCCGTCCACGTGGTAAATCTCGGACTCCACGACATTCGCAACCTGCTCAATCCATTCCTCGGAGCAATA